TGGCGCATGTCGAGGTGATCGGCAACAGACCTGGTACTGCGTGGGTGTTGGATTGGTTCACACCTGATCGGGTGCGTGAGTACAAGTCGATCACGATTGATCCTGTGTCCGCTGCTGGTTCGATGGTTGGCGATCTGCGCCGCCTCGGTTTGCATGTCAACGAGATCAGTACCAGGCAGATGGCGACCGCTTGCGGCAAGTTCTTTGATCTGGTTGTTGCTGGCGAGTTGCGTCACATCGAGCAGTCACCGTTGTCTGGTGCTGTTGCTGGTGCGAAGCGCCGCAAACTTGGTGACGCTTGGGGTTGGCATCGTCGCGATACTGCGGTTGATGTGTCCCCGTTGGTGGCGTGCACGTTGGCGTTGTTGAATGTTGTTGGTGCCGAGTTCGCGTCGGGTGTTCCGACGATCGTTGACCCGTGGGGTGAGTCCGTTGCGTGACATGTTGACCACGGTGTTTGAGATCGTTGGTTGCGCACTGGTTGTTGCTGGTGTTGCGATGTTGTCCGTTCCTGTTTCTGTGATCGTGGCCGGCGTGCTCATGGTCACCGTGTCCTATCTGGTGGCTGACCGATGAGTTTGTTTGCGAAGCGTGCTGTGAATCCACCGGACCCGTTGCAGGTTGCACCGTGGATTGTTGGCAATAACTGGTCTGGTGAGCCTGTCAATGAAACAAGTGCCCTCGAGGTTGCCGCTGTTTTTGCGGCTGTTTCGTTGTTGGCTGATTCGGTGGCGTCGTTGCCGATCCGGTCAGTTCGTCATGTTGGTGATCGTGTTGAGTCGCGACCTGTGCCCCGGTGGTTGTCGGGTTCGAGCACGGTCACTCAGTACGAGTTGATCCACATGATCGTGTCGTCACTTGCTTTGCACGGCAACGCGTATATCTACATCGATCGTGAGAACGGCACACTGCCGTTGTCGCTGACCCCGTTGCACCCGAACAACGTGCAGGTCAACGTGATCAACCGTCAGCGGTATTACACCGTGAACGGTGGAACGATCCCACAGGACTCAATGCTGCACATTCGCTGGTGGACACCACCGCAGGCTGCAACTGGTTTGTCACCGATCGAGATGCAGAAGACGACCATCGGGTTGGCGTTGTCAATGGAACGCCACCTGGCACAGTTCTACGGTGAGGGTGCAACACCATCATCGGTGCTCGAGGTTGACGGCGACCTGACAGCAGATCAGGCAAAGGCTTTGCAGGCTACGTGGGAAACTCAGAACCGCCGTCGCCGCCGGCCAGCTGTTCTGACCAACGGCATGAAGTGGCGCAGCATTACTGCTGACGCTGCATCTATGGAGATGAACGCATCACGTGAGCTCCAGATTGCGCAGGTCGCTCGGATCTTCCGGGTGCCGGCCTACATGATCGGTGCACGTGGCGAGTCGAACACGTACACGAACAACGAAGCTGCCGGCCAACACTTTGTGACGTACACGCTGTTGCCGTGGTTGCGTCGCATCGAGGCTGCGCTGTCGTCGCTGATGCCGGCCCCACAGGAACTGATGTTTGATACAGCTGGGTTCTTGCGTGCCGATCAAATGAACCGCTATCGCGCTCACGGTGTCGGCATCCAGTACGGTTTCCTAACCCCGAACGAAGCACGTGCCGTTGAAGGACTCGAACCGTACTTTGGTGGTAACGAGTTCGTGATGGCTTTGCCGGGCTCACCGATGGCCGGCCCAGGTATCGACCCGCCGCCTATGGGCATCGACGACCAGCCGCCAGTCTGATGCCATACCAAATCGAGCAGGACATCGAAGGTTGTGCTGGTTGGGCTGTTGTCAAGATTGGTGAAGGCATGGTTGATGGCGGTTGTCATCCAACGATGGCTGAAGCCGAAGCGCACCTGACCGCTTTGAACCTTGCGACAATGAACGAAGATCGTGCACCTGACAGCTTCGAACCAACGCAGCCGATGGTTGACGAAGCGCAGCAGGGGTTGGATTGGCGCACCGAGTTCGGGCGGGGTGGCACAGCGGTTGGTATTGCTCGAGCGCGTGACATCGTGAACCGTCGTCCGTTGTCGCTTTCGACGGTGCAACGCATGGCTTCGTACTTCGCACGTCACGCTGTTGACAAAGAAGCCGAGGGGTTCCGGGTTGATGAACCTGGCTATCCGTCGAACGGTCGTATCGCATGGGCGCTATGGGGTGGTGACGCAGGTCAGCAATGGTCTGCTGAGATTCTGAGCAGTCTAGAAAGAGAGTTCGAACCGATGACCGCTGAAACCCGTGACGGTGAGATCGCAGGCATGTACCCGATCACGCCACATCAGATCGCACAAATGGATTCCGAACATGACGTTGTTGAACTGTTCGGCCAGTACGACCAGGGCTCAGGCCCCGACGGTGCCCACTATGTAGCCGAGTCACCTTTTGCCGCTGATGGTTTGGTGTGCTCGAGTTGCGTTTACTACGAAGGCCCGCGTGCCTGTCACCTCGTGGCCGGCGATATTGACCCGAACGGGATCTGCAAGAAGTGGATCATCCCTGGTGCACTCGTGAACCCTGATGCTGTCGCTGAACCGATGGCTCCGATGGCTCCGATGGCTGAGGCTGCGTTGCCGATGCGGTATGCGGCGATCGAAACCGAGACACGCAAAGTGAACGGTCGTGACGTTGAGTTTCGTTCGGTCACGGTGGGCCCGCTTGACGTTCGTGCAGCTGGTGACGGCATGCAGTTCAGTGGCTATGCGGCTGTGTTCAACAGTGACAGCGAACCGTTGCCGTTCATCGAGCAGATCGCACCTGGTGCGTTCAAGCGTTCTTTGAGCTCTGGCCGTGAGATCCGCATGTTCAACAATCACAACACCGACCAGGTGCTTGCGACCACGAAGAACGCGACCCTGTCTTTGACCGAAGACGATCGCGGCCTACGGGTTGACGCAAAACTTCCTGACACAACGCTTGGTCGTGACCTTGCCACGCTGATCGCTGATGGCACTGTTCACAGCATGTCGTTCGGTTTCAGTGTTCCGCAGGGTGGCGACAGCTGGTCTGCTGATGGCACCTCACGTGTTTTGCGTGAGGTTGTGCTTCACGAGGTTTCCATTGTGCAGGGTTTCCCTGCATACCCTGAGACAGCTGGTGCGACTGTTCGCACCGCTGATGATGTTGTCGAATCCGCTGCCGGTGTGCCGGTTGCGTTGATGCGACGCAAGCTCGAACTGAACGCGAAGCGTTCGGTCGATTGACGGCTCGGGTCCGTGCCCGGAGCAGCTGCGGCTGCCACCACCACGAACACCACCCGTAATGCAGTAAAGCAGTACCCCCATTCCAACTAGTCCCAGGAGGACAGCCATGAGCGAAGAGCTCGTCAAGCGGCTGACCGAGAAGCGCGCGAGTGCGTGGGAGCAGGCCAAGTCCCTGCTCGACGTTGCGACTCTCGAGAACCGCGATCTGAGTGCTGAGGAATCAGCACAGTTCGACCGTATCAACCAGGACATCGACGCTTACGATGCCCGCGCAAAGCAGATCCTTGAGGTTGAGGCTCGCGAGCGTGCGATCACTGAGAGCCGCAACGCTCTCGGACTTCCGCAGGACTTCACCCCTGCAGAGATCAAGCAAGCCCAGACCGACGCTGAGATCATCCGCAGCATCGCCACTGGTGAGCGCCGCATGGCTTCGTTCGAAGCTCGTGACGTCACCACCGGCAGCACCGGTGCACCGGTCCCGACGAACTTCTACAACCGTCTGGTTGAGCAGCTCGTCCTTCAGGGCCCGATGCTTGACGGCAATGTCGTCACCATCCTCACCACCGATTCCGGCAACAACCTTCAGATCCCTCGCCAGTCTGGTTTCACCGCCCCGGCGATCACGTCTGAAGGTTCGTCGATCTCCGAGTCCGATCCGTCGTTCTCGGCGTTCATCACCCTCGGTGCGTTCAAGTACGCAGCTACCCTCCAGCTTTCGCGTGAGGTCGTCGAGGATTCAGGCATCAACCTGCTTGACTTCGTCGCACGTCAGGCCGCTGTTGGTATGGGCACCGCCGTCAACGCTGGTCTCACGACCGGCACCGGCACCACCCAGCCCAAGGGCATCGTGGCCGCTTCGACTCTCGGCGTCACTGGTGGAACCGGCGTGTCCGGCGTGCCCACCGCTGACAACCTGATCGACCTGGTCTACAGCGTTGGCTCCCCGTACCGTCGCCGTGGCGGTTCCTGGCAGATGCGTGCAGCGACCCTCGCTGCGATCCGCAAGCTCAAGGACACCACCAACCAGTACATCTGGCAGCCCTCCCTTCAGGTGGGTCAGCCCGACACGCTGCTTGGTTTCCCGGTGTACGAGAACCCCGACGTCGTCGGAACCGGCACCTCGGCGAAGTCCGTCATCTTCGGTGACGCGTCGTCGTACTACGTGCGTCAGGTCCGTGGCATTGAGGTCGCACGCGATGACAGCGTCGGCTTCGTGTCGGACCTCATCACCTTCCGCATCACCTGGCGTGGAGACGGCAACTTGCCGGACACCGCTGCTGTGAAGCACTTCATCGGTGGCGCTTCCTAACCACCGGTAACAGGTCGTGCGTTGGGGTGCTGCTTTGCCCGTGGGCGGCACCCCACGCACACCACCTGGCAGTTCCACTGGCAAACACGGGAACACTGGAGAAAGAACATGGGCAACAAAAGGAATCGCAATGCTGGTCGAGATCAACGGAATCCCAACGGATCTGCCGCCGCACATAGCAACAGCGTTGGTGCTGGCGCAGATGTGCAGAATCCTCGAGCCGGAATCCTCGTCCACAGCAACGCACCCTGGGCCGGCACCGGTTACGGGGTCCAAGCCGCGAACATCACGCGCCAGATCAAAGCCACCGGCAGACCGGTCACGTTCTCAAGCAACTACGGGCTCTACGGTGGGATCACCGCATGGGAAGGCGTCGAAGTCCTCCCGAACGGCTACCACCCGTACAGCTGCGACATCCTCACAGCGCACACCAAACACGCGCAAGAAACCACCGGAGCCCGAACAGCTCTCCTAACCCTGTTCGACACTTGGGTTTATGACGGTGCAAACATTGATGGCATTGACCTGGTGGCCTCATGGGTGCCGGTCGATCATCTGCCGCTACCACCGAAAGTTTTGGCGTTCTCGCAACGTCCCACGGTGATGTCGATCGCTATGTCACAGTTCGGCTTGGAGCAGCTCGAGCGTGCCGGCATCGCAGCCGAGTACGCACCGCACAGTGTTGACACTGACACGTTCAAGCCAGGTGCCACTGTTGACGGTGCAAACGGTCGCGACATTCTGAACATTCCTGATGATGCGTTCGTTGTTGGCATGGTCGCCGCAAACAAAGGTCACGCACCGATTCGCAAAGCGTTCGGTGAGAACCTGTTGGCGATGGGTGAGTTCATGTCACGACATCAAGATGTCGTGCTGTACATGCACACCGAGTCACGTGGCGCTTCGCTCGGCATTGATCTCAAAGCGTTGGCTACAGCGTGCGGTATCCCAGAGGATCGAGTTATCTGGGTTGACCAGTGGGCTTACTACGCAGGTTTGTCAGCTGATGTGCTGGCCGCCATCATGGGTGCGTTCGATGTGCAGCTGCTGTGCAGTCGCGGTGAAGGGTTCGGTGTTCCGGTCCTCGAGGCTGCAGCGTGCGGGGTTCCGTCGATCGTGTCTGACTTCTCAGCGCAGCCCGAGCTCGTTGCAGACTTCGGGTATCTCGCCACGGTGCAACCGTATTGGGATGCCGGGTCATCATCATGGTTTTGCACACCGCTGGTGCACAGCATCGTTGACCAGCTGGAAGATGCATACGTCACCGCTAAGGCCCCTGAGCGTCGTTCTAAGGCCCGCCAGCACGCAGAACAATACGAACACCGCAAGGTGTTCACCGAATGCTGGGAACCGATCCTGAGCCGCATCGAT